GAAATTACTCAAGAGATTGAAGCATTGACTTTATTAATGGTATCAGCTTTAGATAGTAAAAGTTGGAAAGGTGTTATGGCAGCGATTCTTTCGTATGTCAAAACACATTTTTCTACTTCTCTAAGTTCTGTTGTTATGCAATGTATCAGTGATATTTTTAAAATAGATGATCTGAATAAATATGTCAAACAGGATGGAGAGATTAATACTACTGAAGAGGATAGCTGGCTCAATACCATGCGTTTAGCTCATGGCAATTGGAAATTAGCCACTTCAAATGATGGTTTTGAAAAAGTATCTAAACTTTTATCATTACTCATTGGAGCTGGTTTAATTAACATGTCTTCTTTAAATACTGAAGTCGGTGGATTACAGTTATTTTCAGAATTGAGTGTTCCTAAACATGTAAGCGCTTTTGATCTTGCTGATGCAGTAATGTCCACAGTCACCCACTTTGTTGAGGGTGGCTATGAGAGTTTTACTACAGGAAGTTTGAAGCCATTGTTATATGGAGAACATGATATGCGTAAATTCGACGAAATGTATTTGGAATGTCGAAAGTATGCAGATTATGCTAGACCTGGTAATCTTGCCATTTTGTCTATCGATGAAAATGATTTGGAGAGATTGTATGCTGATACTATTGATTTAGGTAAGCGTCTTACTCGAACTGTTAAGAGTCCTATTGTTAAAAGGACTTTACAAGACAGATTGACTAAGATTCAAGATCTCCAGAGTACATTTTCGCAATATCGACAGACTGGTGGCATCCGTGAGAAACCGTATTGTATTGGTATTTTTGGCCGATCAAGTGTAGGTAAATCTACTATTGGTGCTTTATTGATGACTTGTACATTGAAATTTAATGGGTTTCGTTGTGATGACGAATCCACTATTGTTTTGAATGAGCACGATAAGTACATGTCAAACTATAAGTCTTCTATTCAAGGAGTCTTTTTAGATGACGTAGGTAATACCAAAGCTGATTTTGTTGAAACAGCCCCCACAATTCGTATTCTCGAAATGGTTAATAATGTTAAAATGTATGCTAATATGGCAGAGGCAGAGTTAAAAGGAAAAGTATCTATTCAACCAAAAGTTGTTATTTGCACAACAAATGTAAAAGACTTTTGTGCTAATACTTATTCCAATGAACCTGTGTCTATTGCTAGACGAGCAAATTACATTGTTACCGCAACTGTCAAGGACAGATTTGCCACTAATAATATGCTTGATGAACGTAAAGTTTTTGAGTTTTATGGTGGTGAAACCCCGGATATTCCAGATTTATGGTATTTCCATGTAGAAAAAGCTTATCCTATTGCTAATGCAGTAAAAGGAAAGGCTGATACTATTGGATGGAAGACCATTATTTGGAATGGAATGGAAATGAAGGATATTGATATTTATGAATTACTTCGTTTCACCAATGCTGATTCGCGTATGCATTTTAAGCATCAGAAGAGACTTGTCCATGATAATTCTAATTTGTCACAAAAGATCTCTTTTTGCTCAGAATGTAGTGCTCCTAAGAGTGTATGCATGTGTGATATCCATGATCATAGAGTTGATTATATGGAATCACCTTATGTGCCTGCACCAGAGCAAGTAGCGGAAAAGCCTCGGAAATCCTATCCGCCTAAGCCTAAGAAAACATCACCTAAAGGTAAATATACTAAACAGTCTGGTGAATTCATTCGTTATCATTTATCGAATTTTCGCAACGCACTGGTTGCTGATTATGGTTGGGGATCTCTTGTCGCAAGACTTGAGACTTTTTCCAATCCATTGATTGCACCAATTGCAAATTGGACACCCAGATATTTCTTTTCAAACAGGTGGATTCGTTTGATTTTCGCTTATGCGAATGGGTACATACCACGACATGCTGCCTATGTTGGTGTTGTGTTGGCATTTACTGCTACGTTGTTAGTAGGAGCAATTTTGCCACATACACTATTAGGTCTTGTAATTATGGTGTGTACTTTTTGTTTTCTGCATATTTATATGTGGTGTGCTGAATATCAGTTGTTGATTGATGCTGTTTCAGACACTACATTAGCTGAACATTTACATCGTATTGAAATTTCAGCTAAGATTAAGTATATCTTAGCAGGTAGTGCTGTATTGGCATCTGCCTATTATATTTCATCACGTATGCGGAAAACGCGAGCTGTTTTTAGCTCAGTCCCCCAAGGTATGATGCATCCTTCTAGTTATGAGATTGACCAGAGAGATGCAAATGATATTACAGAGAAGATCAAGGAAGAAATGAATTGGGCTAATCTGCATGTATCGTCAGTACCTGTTTCTCATAGAAGTAAGACTACGACATTTGAATCATTGAAATCAATGTCGCAAGCCAATCTTGCTTTTATGAGTACGGAAGAAAATGGGAAGCATTATGGAACAGATGCATTTTTTGTATGTTCTAATGTATGTCTTGTTCCCAACCACGCTTGGAGATCTGATGAGATGTTGTGTAAATTTACTCGTCATGATCCCACATCCATTGGTGGAAATTTTCAATGTTTTGTTTCTAAAAAGCAAGCTATTGATATTCCAGGAATGGACGCATCTTTAGTGTGGATTCCAAATGGTGGGTCTTGGAAAGATTTACGTGAGTATTTCCCACAAACCTACCCGAAAGGCCGTGTCCCAGCTGAATTAGTTTGGAAAGATGATAGAGGAGCAGTAAAACGCTCTGGTACTCTTTTTAAACCTGGTCCAGCAACCAATGGACACATGGATTTTATGGGTGGATACTATACATTAACTTTTGAAACAAAAGCAGGGTTATGTATGAGTCCACTTGTCGCTGAAACAAAATCTCCATATTTTGTTGGTTTCCATTTAGGTGGAATCACCGGAACCCCAAAAGGTTGTGGTGGAACTATTTTACGTGGAGAGATTGATGATGCATTTGAGAAGTTGTCTCAATTACCATCTGTTTTGGTATCAGCTAGTGCTGGCACATTTGAAACAGAGAAGTATGGTATTCAATTCTTTGAATCATCAGACATTCACGACAAATCCCCTATTCGTCATTTGCCTATGAAAGACGGAAATGCACCGAATATTGAAGTTTATGGCTCCTGTAAGGGGAGAGTAACTTATTATTCAGATGTGGTGCAATCTTATATTTCTAAGCATGTGACAGAAATTTGTGGTATCCCAAACAAATGGGGTAGACCAAAATTTCGTAAAGGAGATCCATGGTTAGCTTCTCTAGAACATTCTAGCCAACCTTCGCATGGAATTGAAGGTAATCTGCTCGCAAGAGCTTGTGATGATTATTTAGTTCCATTTTCGAAGTTGTTAGAAGATTATCATTCTTTGAGAGTTAACACAAAACCCCTGACAAAGATGCAAGTAATTTGTGGTATTGATGGCAAGAAATTTGTTGATAAAATGCCACCAAACACATCTGTTGGTTATCCTTTGTCAGGCCCTAAACGTGATCATTTGACTTATCTTGATCCGGAAGCATTTGAAGGAGTTCAATGCCCTGCCGAATTAGATCAAGTTTTTTGGGACGAATTTGAGGTAGCAAAACAAGCTTATCTCAGGGGGGAAAGGTATTATCCAGCTTTTAAAGCTTGTCTTAAGGATGAGCCAACAAAGTTGGACAAAGACAAGGTCCGTGTATTTCAGGCGGCACCTTTAGTTTTGCAGATGATGACTCGCAAGTATTATTTACCTATTGCTCGTATTTTGTCATTATTTCCTGCATTATCTGAATGTGCTGTTGGAGTGAATTGTCAAGGACCTGATTGGTCAGAATTATCCAATCACATGAGCCATTTTGGTAAAGATCGTATTCTTGCTGGTGATTATAGCAAGTACGATTTACGTATGCCTGCTCAAGTGATGTTTTCTGCCTTTCGTTTATTGATTGAAATTGCACGTATTTGTGGTTATTCTGATGAAGATATCATAATTATGACTGGAATTGCTACCGATATTTGTTATCCTGTTATGGCTTATAATGGAGATTTGATTCAACACATTGGATCGAATCCTTCTGGTCAAAATTTAACAGTATACATTAATTCAGTAGTTAATTCCCTTTTATTTCGTTGTGCACTTTATAAGACGGAAGGAACTGATTCCCGAACACATTTCCGTGATGTATGTAAGTTGATGACATATGGAGATGACGTGAAAGGATCAGTGAAAACAGGGTATGATTGGTTTAATCATTTATATTGTGCTCAGTTTTTCTTAGAACACGATATGAAGTTTACTATGCCAGATAAAGAATCCACTCCAATTCCGTTTATGAAAGACGAAGATGCAGATTTCTTGAAAAGAAAGAATGTATTTTGTTTTGAGACGGGATATTGGATGGGCGCTTTAGATGAAGATTCTATCTGGAAAAGTTTACATTCCAATCTTAAGTCCAAGGCCAACACCCCACAAAAATTAGCAGCTGACAATATTGATGGTGCTCTGCGTGAATGGTTTAATCATGGACGCGATGTATATGAAAAACGTCGTGCCCAGATGAAGCTTGTAGCTGAAGCAGCAGATATTAGTCATATTTGTCAATTGCTAGACTCCAATTTCGATGAGCGTGTCGAAAAATGGAAAGACCGCTATCTCAATGGAATTGTAGATGAGGACGAATCCATTGAAGTTAGTGAGTATGATATGCAGTCCGGAGAGATTGCACCTATGTACTGCGGAGAAGAATATTTTGTTCTTACTCCGTATGATCACTGCAATGGTTCTACAGGATATTTTTGGTGGGAGCATCCCTTTGTAAATATTATTTTGCTTCCTTTAATTCTGTATTTCCATTATTGTGTACAAACAGGTTATATTTCTTTTAGAAAAATTACCTGGCAGTGGTACCATTTTCCTTTGCTTGTAAATCTCCTTTTATTAGGTGGTTTGAAATGGATCATGATTGATTGGATTTACCAATTTATTTGTGGTCAGATTTTCTTACTATGTATTAGAGGTTATTATCACGCATATACAGGAGATGCTGAAATCTTCGTTAAGAAGTTGTTTGGGCTCGCATAAGAGCATCCCTCTGCCCGGAACCATTCGGGCATATGTTAAAAATGGTTGTGTGTATATGGATACCAATGTATAAACATAGTTGTTTACCGTGTACTTAGAGTTTGTATATTAGGCTTTGCACATATCGGGTCGATTCCTAATCGAACCCCTGTTTAGGGGAGGTGAACCCGCGCCGACAAACACCGTAACGATCATTTGGACTGATTCATCTAAATGATTTGTATATATCGAATTACTTCACGATTTAATGTAAAAATAAATGAACAAAGTTCTGGCACTCAACGCGAGATTTTGCGATTTTCTGATCAAAATCCGGGATATGATTACCAAGTAGGTTCTCAACTTGATCCCACCTTCGGTACTGCCGATACCGGAGATGATTCTCTTCAGAATTTCTTTTCGCGGCCAATCAAAATTCAATCCTATTCTTGGGGAACAGGAACGAATCTCTTTGAAACTTTCAATCCTTGGCAGGACTTTTGGGAGAATGACAGAGTTATTAATAGGATTACCAATTTCAATTTATTGCGTTGTAAATTATGCGTAAAATTTGTTTTGAATGGAAATGGTTTTCACTATGGGAGAGCTATTGCCTCCTATATTCCCCTCCACAACTATGACGGCTTCACTAAAGATCGTTCGTTCTTTATTCAAGATGTTGTGGAATCTAGTCAGCGCCCCCATATTTATTTAGATCCTACGAACTCGCAGGGAGGAACAATGTGTCTACCATTTGTTTGGAGATACAATGCTCTCGATGTTCCAGATCAAGATTGGAGAGATATGGGTCAAATTATTATCCATGGTATGCAAAATTTAAAACATGCTAATGGAGCGTCTGATTCCGTCACAGTGTCTATTTTCGCATGGGCAGAAGATGTTGTTATGTCTACACCTACTGCCAATGAACCCGGTGCTCTGTCACCGCAGAGCGGACAATACATGCCACAGGCTGATCAATGTGATTCTGGTATTATTTCCAAACCAGCAACTATGATTGAGAAGACAGCTAAAGTATGTGCAAAAACGACACAAATTGTAACAAATGCGATTGCGAATATTGCCAGATCCCTTGGTACTCTGTCACCACAGAGTGGACAATATACTCCGCAAGCTGATGAATATGGTTCTGGTATTGTTTCAAAACCAGCAGCTATGATTGCTAAAGCAGCAGGAGCTTTGTCAAATGCACCAGGAATTGGATTATATGCAAAGGCAACACAAATTGGAGCAAGTGCGATTGCGAGTATTGCTAAATCTTTTGGATATTCGCGTCCCAACAATCTTAGTGAGATTCAACCTTTTAGACCTACTTATTTTGGAAATTTAGCTAACACTAATTTTCCAGATTCTGCGACTAAATTTACTTACGATGCTAAACAAGAATTGTCATGTGATACCAGGACTTTTGGTCTTGATGGTACAGATGAAATGACAATTAAGTCTATAGCAACTCGAGAGAGTTTTCTTACAAATTTTGCGTGGGATGTTGCTTCTACAACGGAAACACTTCTTTGGAATTCACAAGTCAATCCTGTAATATGGAGTCATGTGAATGTAGGAGGTGTTGATGAATGGCATATGCCAGCGTGTTGTTTTGCTACTCTACCATTTAGAGCTTGGAGAGGTACTATGAAGTTTCGATTTCAAATTGTAGCTTCGGCTTTTCATAAAGGAAGGTTGAAGATTACTTATGATCCTTCATATCCTTTGACGAACGAATATAACACTAACTACACTCGTGTGATTGATATTGCTGAAGAGCGAGATTTCACAGTTGAGATTGGTTGGGGTCAACAACAATCGTTCTTGAAGCACCGTCCAATGTTAAATAATACTACAGAAATTTTCTCTGCAACTGCTCTCGGAATAGATAGTGGTGAATTTGCAAATGGAATTATTTCTGTTTATGTTGTTAACGAACTTACGGTGCCAAACTCCACGGCAAATAATGATATTGAAGTTAACGTGTTTGTTTCTGCTGGAGATGATTTTGAAGTCGCCAATCCTGATGATGGCGATCTGAAAAATCTTTCATGGTATGCTCCACAGTCTGGTGCTTATATTCCTCAAGCTGGTGAAGGCGGGGAGAATGTTCCTGATTCAGATAATACTGATATGGAAAATGCTCCTATGAAATTAGAGCCAGATGAGACTATGGCAGCACAGATGACTGATGCTGATCATACCATGGACGTTTATTATGGCGATCCAGTAACCTCAATTAGACAGATTTTCAAACGTTATTGTTATTCACGTACACTTACATCTAGTACTCAAACTGGTTGGAAAGTAGTGGATTATATCATTAACAATTTTCCTTTAATGCGAGGTTTTGCTCCGGATGGAGTTGATAGTGTTACTACTCCTACCAATCCTACAGATTATAACTTTTGTGCTATGACAATGATGAATTATTATACGCCAGGTTTTGTCTGTTGGAGAGGAGGTATTAAGTGGAAATATCAACTTACCACGGACAATCTTACTTTGAATTCTTTCATGCTTGCTGAACGTGTAGGAGATCCAGAATTTAGTTATGGATTTGGTGATACAACTATTCCTCCGGATAATGCATCACCTTCCACTAGAATAGGCTTCTGGGCTAATAATTTACCTGGAGGTTTAGCTGGAACACAGGTTACAGCAGCAGGCCACAATCCCTGTCTTGAAGTTGAAGTCCCATTCTTTACTAATTCCCGCTTTTTGTTCGGGAAACAAGATACACTCAATACTAATTTGGGTGTTGACTCCTTCTTTCACAGGCTTATGTGGAAAGAAAACACGTCGGCTACTACGCACAATTGTGTGCATTCGTATGTCGCAGCAGGTGAGGATTTTACTCTTGGTTTCTTCACGGGGGCACCCGTGGCATATTACCAAGTTAATCCCACTGCAGCATAGCCATCTCTAGAGATATTAGAGAATTAAATTCGTATTTGTTTGTACGGGCTAGCCTGAAAAGGTGAATAAATAAAATCCTATCGGTGACCGGTAGGTTGGTATACAATTTGACAGTTGAGTCATCTAATGTGATAACCACCGAGCTTGAACGCTTATAGAAAACTATGACCTTGGTTTTCATCTCTTTGTGAGCGTTCTACGCTCACCTGGAGGGAATTTTTCCCAGGTCACAGTTTCTTAAAGCGACTTTCTCGGAAATTCGAGATACGCAGAGTTTACAGGTTTAAATCCCTAGCCCACTCTTTGCGTAAAGGTCAC